CTAAGTCAGAGACCGGCACCGTCCGATTTCCCGCCCAGTGGATCACCGAGGAGCCGGCCACGCGCGTGCTGATCGGGTCGCACTCGGCGCTGCTCGCCCAGAAGTTCAGCCGCCAGGCTCGCCGACTCGTGCGCGCGGCCGGCGTCGGTATCAGTGCCGAGAAAGACACGGCGGCGGAGTGGGAGACGGCCGCCGGCGGCGGATTGCGCGCGGTGGGCGCCGGGGCGGGCTCCGCTGGTATGGGCGCCGATCTCGTCGTCATCGACGACCCGTTCGGGTCGCGCGGCGATGCCGAGTCCGAGGCGGGGCGCGAGGCCGTGTGGGACTGGGTGACCAACGACATGCTGTCCCGGCTTGAGCCCAACGGCGTGGCCGTCGTCACGCACTCGCGCTGGCATTCCGACGACGTGATCGGCCGGATCCGGTCCGGCCAACTCGGCGACGGCTGGGTGATCCTCACGCTCCCCGCCGAGGCCTACGACGACGGGACGCCCGATCCGCTCGGCCGCGCGCCGGGGGAGGCGCTGTGGCCCGCGCGCTGGCCGCGGGAGGCGCTCAACCAGCGTCGCACCGAGTTGGGCGAGTACGCCTACGCCAGCTTGTACCAGCAGCGCCCGCAGCCGCGATCGGGCGGCATGTTCCCCTGGGCGAAGTGGGTCGAGCTCGACGCCGTGCCGGTCATCCCCGGCCGCGTCGTGCGGTACTGGGATCTCGCGGGCACCGAGCCGCGTGGCGCGTCCCACGATCCCGACTACACCGTCGGCGCGCTCGAGGGCGTGATGAGCGACCAGCGGATCGCGATCCTTGACGTGGCGCGCTTCCGCGTCGCGTCGGCCGAGCGGCTCGCGCGGATGGTGCAGGTCGCCCAAGCAGACCGTGCGAAGTACGGCTCGCGCGTGACGTGGTGGATCGAGCGGCCGACGGGCATGACCGGCGAAGAGCAGAAGCAGGCGCTCTCGCGGGCGCTCATGCACACCGGGATTGCCGTCCACTTCGAAGCACCGACGGGCGACAAGACGCTTCGCGCCGAACCGCTGTCGGCCGCCGTTGGCGCCGGCAACGTCTGCCTTGCGCCGGGCGACTGGCGCGACGCCCTCCGCGCCGAGGCCGCCGACTTCCCTCGCGGCAAGCACGACGACCAGGTCGACGCCGCCGTCGGCGCGTTCGCCAAGCTCACCCTCGCGCCCGTGTCGGGCGCGGTCACCGGGACGTTCTCGCGATGATTCAACAGGACCCCAGCAAGCCCAACTGGCGGCACCCGGCCGCCGTCGCCCTCGACCCGAAGCGCCAGCGGAGCCGCGACCTGATCGCCGGCACCGACGCGATCCACGCCAACGCGCTCGCGTACCTGCCCAAGTGGCCCGGCGAGGACCACGAGAAGTACCAGCACCGCGCGAAGCTGGCCGAGCTGTTCGGCGCCTACGCGCGTACCCTCGACGCCGGCGAAGGCCTCGTCTTCGCGGAGCCGCCGCGCCTCGAGGACGGCGCGGCGCAGGCGTTCGCCAGCTTGGCCGAGGACATCGACGGCATGGGCAACGCGCTGCCGGTCTTTGCGCGGACGGTGTTCCACGACGCGCTCGCCGACGGCGTCGGCGGCGTGCTGGTGGACTACCCGACCGTGCCCGACGTGGGGCAGGTGTCGCTTCGCGCGGCGGCCGAGCGGGGTCTCCGGCCGTACTTCGTGCGCGTGCCGGCGGCGGCGATCGTCAACTGGCGCGTGACCCGCGTCGGCGCGAACGAAGTCCTGACGCTGCTCGTGCTCGCCGATGCGTTCGTGACCGAAACCGGCTTCGGTTTCACGGTGGCGCCCGGTTTCCGTGTGTACCGCCGGACCGACGACCGCGTGACGGTCGAGCGCTGGCGCCAGCGGTCGGGGACGACCGACGTGTCGGCCGAGTTCGATCTGGTGCAGGAGCCGACGCCGATCGTCGGGCCGCGCGAGATCCCGTTCGCGCCCTGCTATGGCGGGCGAATGCGCGAGGCGATGGTTGCGGCGCCGCCGCTCGATCAACTCGCGTGGCTCAACATCGGGCACTATCGAGTGAGCGCCGATCACCGGACGCTCATGTCGGTGGCGCACGCGCCGACGGTCTGCGTCGAAGGGTGGAGCGACCCCGACAATCAGCCGAAGATCGCGATCGGGCCGTTCAACCTCATCACGCTGCTCGGCGAGGCGAAGGCGAAGTTCCTGCAGGCCGACGCCGACGCGCTGCAGGCGTCCGAACGCACGATGGCGCGGCAGGAACAGCAGATGGCCGCGCTCGGCATGGCGTTCCTCGCCCGCGACCGCGCGCGGGACGAGACGGCGACGGGGCGGCGGCTGGATGCGGCGGCCGACTTCGCGACGCTCGGCACGGCCGCCGATGGCCTGAAAGACTGCCTCGAGCGCGCCCTGCAGTTCGCGGCCGACTTCCTGTCGATCCCGCGCGATCAGGCGCCGGCCGTGGCCGTCTCGACCACCTACGACGAATCGCGCCTCGACGCGCCGACGATTCTCGCGCTCTCCGCGCTGGCCGAGAAGGCGCAGATCTCCGTGCGCACGCTCTTGGAAGAGCTGCAGCGCGGGCGTGTGCTGAGCGAGGCGGTGGACCTCGACCAAGAGGAGGCCGCGGCGCTGGCCGCCCAGGCGATCGAGCAGGAGCGGCAGGCCGAGGCGGCGCAGCAGGCCGCCGCCCGACTCAGCGCCGCCGGCTCAGGCGTCTGACCATGCCGTCGGCGAACGCGATGCAGAGGTCGGTGCGCTCTTCGACCGGGACCCCTTCGGCCTCGAGCGAGCGTCGGTACGCCGCGACGACGCGGCCGAGCTCGCGCGCGAAGGTCTCCCACCGCTCGACCGCGGCGGGGGACGGGATCTCGGGGAGTTCGGCCATGACCGGACGCTAGGGTGACCCCGTCCGAACGGGAAGCCCTGGCCCGCCTCGAGCGGCTGGCCGCCGGCCTCGCGCCGGCGCTGGCGGCCACCTTCCGGCGCGTCCTCGCCACGATCCGCGATGCCGCCACGCTCGACGCGCTGGCGGCGGCGGTCGAGCAGGGCGGCGCCGACGCCGTGGTCAACCTGCTGCTCTCCCTCGACACCGACACGGCCGCGACCGCCGTCCTCGCGCGCGGGCTCACGCCGGCCGTCGTGGCGACCGCGCTCACGACGGCGCGCGTGTCGCGCCCGCTGCAGGGGCTCGTGGCGGCCTTCCAGCGAGGATTCCCCGAGGCCGAGGCGGCGGCGCAGACGATGGCGCTGGATCGCTACCGCACCTTGGCGACCGATCTGCGGCCGGTGTTGCGCGGCATCGTGGCGGACGGCATCGCGGCCGGCCAGAACCCGCGCGTCGTCGCCCAGGCGGTGCGGAACGTCGTCGGCTTCACCGACTACGACCGGCAGATCGTGCGGTCGTTCCGCGAGGCGCTCGAGTCGGGCGACTTCGCGGGCGCCCTGCGCCGCACGCTCCGCGATCGCCGGTCCGACGCCGTACTGCGGCGACTCGCCGCGGCGAACGACGGCGCACTCCAGCCCGCGCAGGTCGAGCGCATGGTCGCGGCCTACGAGCGGAAGCTGCTCAACTGGCGCGCCGAGACGTGGGCGCGCACGGCCGCGCTCGACGCCACGCGCACCGGCCAGCTCACCGCATGGCAGGCGGCGATCGACCGAGGCGCGATCGATGGGCCGCTCGTAAAGCGGTGGGTGACGCGCTTGGACGGCCGCGAGCGCGAGGGGCATCGCGCGGCCAACGGACAAACGGTGCCGTGGGGCCAGCCCTTCTACGACCCGTCGATTTCGGCCTACGTGCAGATCCCGGGGCAAGGGACGTACAACTGCCGCTGCGCCTTCACCGTCCGACCGGCGGCGCTCGCGGAGCTCTAGCTATTCACGGAGGAATCAAGAGCACGTGTGCGCGTATCGCGCATGCGTGGCGGGCGTGCGTAGCGTAGCAGCGTACCGCTCGCTCACCCTCTGCACGGGACGTGCTGATGCCGCTCAAGACCGCCGACACCAAGGACGCCATCCCCGAGTCGTA